GAGCTTTAAGAAAAGAACTTGGCGTGAAGAAAGGAAAGACGATTCCAGCTAAGAAATTGGCAGCTGCTGCTAAAAAAGGTGGCAAATTAGGGCAAAGGGCACGACTTGCTGAAACATTAAAAAAAATGAGAAAAAAATAATTTAACGACTCGCAGCGATCTGGACTTCCAGAGAGTCAATTATTCAACGAGGTAACAATGTCAGATAATCCTATCGTTCGTGAATATGACGAACAATATACAGAAGCGTATTATGCATGGAATCCTTTCTACCCATTAGCAGACAGGGACTTACGATTTTATTTGGGAGATCAGTGGGACGAACAAGAGAAACAGAAATTATTTGAAGAAGGAAGAAACGCATATTCGTTTAATCTCATACGCAGAAATATAAACCTCTTAACGGGATATCAACGAAAACATAGATTAAGTTCCGTTGTATCTCCAATGGAGAATTCTGATCAAGCTGGAGCAGATGAACTATCTCAGCTCCTTCTATATACATTGAATAAAGGCGAAGGATATAAATTTATATCTGAAGCTTTTGCTGGTGCTTTAAAGACTGGCTTCAATCTTCTAGACATCTGGATGGATTATAGAGACGATCCAATTAATGGAGACATTAGATTCGGTCGTACTCCTTACAATGGATTCATCACAGACCCTTATTTTACCCAATTAGATTTTTCTGACTGTTCTTATGTTATTAAACGTAAGTATCTTTCAAGGGAGCAAGCAAAATCGTTGCTTCCTGGCCAAGAGAAGGATATTGATACTCTCGTCAAAATTGGATGGTCAAGAGACGATAAATTTACATGGCTTCCTTATCAAAGACAGCCAAATGGAGAGGATTTCCTAGCATACAACGAATTTTATAAGCAGGGATGGGAAATGGTTCCAGTGATAGTAGACCAAGAAACTGGAGAATATACGGAATGGGAAGGCGATAGAGATGGTCTTGAGATGTATTTACGTGCATATCCTCAGTTAAAAGTAGTTAAAAGACCTAAAAAATATGTTGAGTGCCATGTCATCGTAAATGATGAATATATGCGTACTGAACGCAATCAATATGGACTCAATGAGTATCCATTCGTTCCACTTGTTGGAATATTTGAGCCAGAATCCGAGCTATGGGGATTAAAAATGCAATCTCTTGTGAGATGCCAAATAGATCCTCAAAGAGAGGCTAATAGAAGAAGATCACAAATGGTTGATATTCTAGATTCTAGCATAAATTCTGGATGGATAGCTAAAAAATCATCTGTAGTGAACCCAAGATCATTATTCCAAAGCTCTCAAGGAAAAGTAATTTGGAAAGAAGACGATACAGAACCAGGTGATATTGAAAGAATTCAACCAGCTCAACTACCTCAAGGAATGTTTGAGCTTCAAAGGCAATTTGATCAAGATATTATGACCATCTGCGGTGTAAATGATGCCAATTTTGGTATAACTGAGAACGAAGCTGAATCTGGAATCATGATGATGTTACGTCAAGGCGCATCTATTGTGAACCTACAGGACTTATTCGATAATCTTCGCTACGCACAGAAACTAATCTCTAAAAAAGCAATAAAACTTATTCAAACTTGGAAGCCAGAGAAAGTACAGAGAATCATCAATAAACCTCCTACTCCTCAATTCTATAGCAAAGATTTCATTAAATATGACGTGAATGTGAAAGAAGGTGTGCTTACTGACGATCAACGACAAATATATTTCAGGCAGCTGGTTGATCTTAAACAACTCGGTGTCCCTGTTACTGGTCAGATGTTAGCAGATGCAGCACCGCTTCAAGGAAAATCTGAATATAACGAGCAAATTAAACAGCTAGAGCAGCGTCAGTCACAGATTGCGCAACAGGAACAAAGAGTACAATCGCAAATACTTGGTTCTCAGTTAGAACTAAACAAAGCTACGTCTATTGAGCGAATATCTGGAGCTAAAGAGAGATTCACAAGAGCAGTCGCAAATATGGGTCTTGAAGATGAAAGAGCAGCAAGAGCTGTAGACGATAGAGCATCAGCAGCGCTTGATAGAGTCAAAGCAATCAAAGAACTTTCAACAATGGATGACGAGACATTCCTTAAGTACTTGCAATTCATAAACATGATGGAAGAGAAGAATCGACAAAGCGAAGAGCAAGTTAAAGCTGATGATGTAACTGTTTCGGCACGTGGAGAGCAAATGGTTGAGCCACAAAGGCCGCAAATTCCACCAGCAATGGGGGAGCAATTAACACAACCTTCGGAGGTATGAAATGAAGAAAATAAACAAAATGCAGGAGCGTATGGGTAAGAAGCCTTCTTATGGCAAAGGCATGAGACTTGCTGACAATACTCAAGACAGTCCTGTAAAGAGCATCAGTACCATGACTCAAGATTATGACATGGGAAAGATGAGATACTACTCTTGTGGAACTAAGGGATATCCATCTCAAGCGATACAAGGCAACAAAATGATGAAGTATTAAGGAGAAATTATGGTGCAAGAGACTGGGGAAACTCGCGACGCAATCATAGAAGACGATAACAAAAGGATACAAGACATCATAGATACCAATAAGGATCGTAGAAATCCTTACTGGATTGTTGTATTCGCAAAGCCGTCAAAGACTGCTGTTGATGGGATGCCCACATTGCTAAAACACATTAAAGCATACGATATCAAACCAGCTCCACAAGTTGGGATGATCGTTGGAGAAGTTGATAACACAAAAGGCACTGTCGATTGGGAAGTCAACATGCCTCAGCGACCATTTGATTACGATGCGCTTCAAGAACTTGGAGCAAAGCCCTGCGATGAAGTTGTCATAGAAACAACGACAATACCAGGAGCTTATATAACAAAATAGTGCCGCCGACATTGATCATAAAAACCTGACAGCGACAGGGATCAAAAAGGGCGTTTAAACAAAACGGAGTAGACCAATGAGTGAAGAACAAAACGTTTCGGGCGAAGAAATTAAAAATCAGGAAGCCGCCGTTCCTCCTTCTGTTGAGACGGGTGAGGCTCAATCAACTGCACAGGAAAGTAAAGAAGAACAACAAAATGTTCCTCTTTCCGCATTGCAAGCTGAGAGAGCTCAAAGACAACAGATGCAAGAAGAACTTCGCATGATAAAGGAGCATATGGCCCTGAATCAAGCTAATCAATCAAAAGAAAAGCCTAAAGATGCATTTGAAGGCTTAGATGATGGTGATGTGATGACTGTAGGTGAATTTAAAAAACTTACTTCTAGTCTATCAAATCAATTCAAAATGTCGATTGAAGAGCTGAAGATGGCACAAAAGCATCCAGACTACCAGCAAGTAATTCAAAAATATTTACCCGATGTATTGAAACAAAACCCAGGGCTACAAAACACCCTACAAAAAACACAGGATTATGAACTTGCATATTACTTGGCCAAAAATTCCGATAACTATCGGAAGGAAAATAAGAAAAGTAAGCAGTCTGCTGATGCACAACGCATAGTTGAGAACTCGCAGAAAGCGGGAAGTTTATCGAGCATGGGCTCAACTTCTCCTATTTCTCAAGCCAAAAGATACAAGGACATGTCCGATAAAGAGTTTAGGGAGTTGATGGCTAAGAACCTGGGATAAAACAGGAGCTTAACTATGACTATAACCACAACAGCAGTGTTGCCACCTGCCGTTCGGGAATATTACGACAGGCTTTTATTGATTACTGCGTATCCTACGCTAATCCATACAAAGTTTGCTCAGAGACGTATTCTTCCAGAAAAGAATGGTGACACTATTGTTTTTAGAAGATATTCGAAGTTAGATACTGTGCCAATTCCTTTAGTAGACGGAAGAACTCCTCCAGGAGCACCTTTATCTGCTACAGATATACAGGCAAGAGTGTCTTTCTACGGTAACTTCGTAACAATAACAAACCAAGTTCAGCTAACAGTAGAAGATAGAGTATTAAACGAAAGTTCTAAACTCTTGGCTCAAAACTTAGCTCAAACTATGGACGAAGTAACAAGAGATGTGCTTGCTAGCACCAGTTCGGTCCTACAATGTAGTAACGGTATAAATGGCAATACGCCTACGGAACTCACTAAGGCTGATATAGATGCGGCTGTAAAAACACTTCTTGGAAACGACGCTGAAATGATTTCAGAAGTTGTAACTGGAACTAATGCTTATGCAACAAGTCCAGTAAGACCAGCTTTCTGGGGTTATTTAGATACTGACTTACTTGATGACTTAGAAGCAGTAGCTTCATTCGTTAACTCAAGTAACTACGCATCTCAACAAACTGTTCTAGACGCTGAATGGGGAAGTACTGGAAACGTAAGATGGCTTTATACATCTGTAGGTTCTGTATCTTCTGCATCTCCAGCTGTTTACAACAACATAATCGTTGGGAAAGAAGCATATGCGGTAGTTCATCTTAAATCAGAAACTGGTGATTTCTATGTAGAACCACTTGGATCTGGTGGATCAGCTGACCCACTGCATCAAAGAGGATCAGTAGGCTGGCAACATCCGTTTGTAGCTAGAATATTGAACGATGCATTTATGCTTAATTTAATGGCAACACACAGTTAATAGGAGGTTTATTATGGCACAGATGAAAGTGTGGACATGGACTAACCCTGCGGCTGCCGTTGCTAGAAACGAAGACGTAGGCTTTACAGTCGGTCAAATAACAGTAACAGATGTAACTAACGGAGCTCAGTACTACTGGGATTCTTCAATGACATCTGGTTACTACGTAACAGTAGATACTGGTGCGGTTACAACTTCTAATGGATTTACTCCTTTATCACAAAGCACAAAAGTTGGAGCTACTATCTCTGGATTCACAAATGCTAACCCAGGCGTGATAACAGTTGATGATACTGCAACATTTGGTTTTGCAACAGGAGACACTATAAAAGTATCTGAACTTGCAGATGACGGAAGTGCGTCAACAGGCCTTAATGGCACGTTCACAATCGCTTCTGTTACAGCTCCAAGTACAATTACTTTAGTAGAAAACACAACAGCTTACAGCGTGT